CATGACTCGCATACCCATTCACGGTCATTTAGAGCCAGATCAGATTTGATCCACCCACAATCATTACATGTCTTTGATGATGGAAAGAATCTATTGATTCTAACTATTTGCTTATCATTCCAGTTAGCTTTGTATTCTAGCATGGAAACAAACATTCCCCACCCACAGTCCGATATGTGTTTGGCTAACTTATGGTTCTTCACCATACCCTTTACATTCAAGTCTTCCAGACAGATAACATCATATGATCTTATCAGCTTAGTTGATATCTTATGCAAAGTGTCTTTACGTGAATTTGATATCTTCTCGTGGATACGAGCAACCTTCAATCTTTGTTTTTCGGATTGATGACTACCTTTCTTTTTACGAGAAAAATGTTGCTGTGCTACTTTTAATTCTCTTTCATAACGTTTCGTGCAACGATGATTCTTGAACTTCGTTCCATTACTCGTCACGCAATAATCCTTGATACCTAAATCAAGGCCAATTGACTTCCCTGTCTTTTCTACCGGGGTATGTACAGTACAGACTAAAATCGATACGAAGTACTTCCCCATCGAATCACGTGAGAATGTACATTGTCGGATCTCACCAGTAAACTTTTTGAAGTTTCTAATATGAATCCCTGATTTAAATTTTGGTACAAATATGGAATCGGACTCAATTCTTATGTGTTGAGGAACCTTGAAGCTATTTTTTGATCGCTTCGATTTGAATGTCGGAAATTCAGCATTACCTCTGAAAAAATTTAAATACGCAGCTTCCAAATTCTTCACCGTAGATTGTAGAGTCTGTGAATTAATCTCATTTAACCATATAGTATCTTCAACACGTTTCAACTCAGTTAATTTTTTAGCTTGTGTATTATATGAGTCCGATTTCTTAGTTTCCAGATATTGATTCTTCCTCTCATTAAGGAAATAGTTATACACATATCGAACAGAACCGAAGTGCTTATTCAACAGAATCTTCTGTTCCTCACTCGGTTCAATCCGATAGCGATATGATTTCAATATCTCTTTCATATCTAATAATATATGTCATTTTATACTAGATTATTGTATTTATTAAGTTATCGTTATTTATTAGATAATCAAAAGTCTATTTTTATATAAACAATTATCATGATTATTATATATGCCAATGAACACCCATTACTCAGGTAGATTAGCGAACGCCATTGAGCGTACAATGAAGAAAGCGGAAGGCCGTGAAGGTAAGTTCTACGAAATTTTCAACAAATACGACTTTTATGATGTAAATGATGAAAATAACGGTCTTACCAAGGAACAGCGTGAGCAAGTTCCGGTTGAAAATCAAACTCGGTATACTCAGTTTGCCAATGCGATTGCTGATATGTTTAGGTTCGCTCTAGCGGATGGTGAATATGGGATTCTCACCAAGGATTTACAGAACATTGTTGACAAATTGGATACCCGTTCCAGTGCTAATAATGCACAGTTGAATGCAATCGGTAGTGGACTTGCAGGAACTGCTGGTACTCCACTTGCACCCCTTGCTGCAATCGATGCATCTAGACGCATTATGGATGCTCAGACTACTATGACTATGGGTAGTAATCCATATAATGCTGATATGATTCCCCCCATTGCTATCGGACTTGATGGGCTTCCAGTTAGTATTGCCAATGTATTCAAACCGGGATTTTTCCAACCTAACTGGGACTTTTTATTTACTCAGGAACCAGTGAAGAGCAATAAATTCTACGATGCGGGTGATGGTAAGATGCGTATCGGAGCTAATATTTTATTGGATCAGGGTGGTGATCGACGAGATCTATTCCTAAAAAACATATTTGCTGTAAATACAACTGACAAAAATTTGACTCCAATCGGTGACGTTAAAGGTGGTCTTACTGCTGAACAATATGACGTGGTTCGTGAGGCTGCTGTTTTAAGTCCAAGTACAGTCCTGAATGAGGATACTGGTGATGCTAAGTATAGAGATTTCCGATTAAATGATTCGCAAGTACAAGCATCATTTTTCAAGTATGTTCAAATGCGGTTGTGGGGAGCCATTAACAATCGCCGTAATTGGGCACATAGTCACTGGGGGCCTCTTACTCATAATTCCTGTCCAGAATACGTGAAGACAGCGGTATGTAGTTTCCTATGGACCAATGGACTCGCCATTGAACAGAACAAATCCGATGAAGCTGCATTTATTAGTTACTGTTTAACGATGGGTGTGTATTATTTGACTGGATATCAATACAAAGTCGCTATGTCTCCAATATCGGGATTCGATAGGATCATATCGGCAAGTGGTGCGAATGTTTCTGTTGAGGAAGCTATTACCGATACAGACTATGCGTTCGATGAAGTAAATGGCAGTAATATTATTGCATTTAACGGAGTTCCCAAGGATCAAGATATCGCAAACCGATATTTCACGTGGATTGCTGATATTCTCATTCGATTGACCGCAAGTACAAATGGTGAAGATACTGATATCCTTATTCGTAAAAGACGAGTAGCTGAGGCAAACCTTATATATAGAGGACTTGGGCACCCATCAGTTGAGTATGGAGCAAGCTTGTCAAAACTCGATTATTTCCATACTGAAGGCGGATTGAAAGAACGCAATTTCGATAAGCTAATGGCATTAACCATTCTTAGATATCCCAATGAAGGGGCTGCTGGTGGATCAGGAACTAATAGTTCTCTTATTGAACCTGAAGCTGATGCAGTCAAGATAAATTATGATTCTAGTGCACAGTCCGATATTGTAACCGATCTTACATTGAATGTTATTAGACGTATATGTGTGGATGCGGGTGTGCGTGAGATTACCATTACTAGTACATATAGACCACCTGAAGTACAGGCCCGTGTTATGTTCAATAACCTTCAGAACAATAATCGGGTCAACTATGCTGCACCGGGACGTGCGGTTGTTAAAGTCTATGATGATAAAAAAGCTGCATATGGAATCCCATATGGAAGTCCTGTATCGGACGCTAATCAGATTGCTGATATTAAGCAATCTATGTTGGCTGCAATTGAAAATGCTCCTCCGCAAAACATATCTAAGCATTCTGCTCAACCAAGCGTTGTGCAAGCTATCGACATTAGCCCTACCAGAATGAAACCGATTAGTAGAAAGGCAAGTTTCAGATCAATATGTATGCAATATAACAAACAGGGTGTTCTTAAAGCATTCCTCGGACCTAAACCTGATGGTCCGGGTAGTGACCCTGCTTTCCATATTGAAGTATGGCAAGATGATCGTAAACCTGACGGATTCAGTTCAGATCCAGCAATCAATAATAAGATGCCGGAAGAGCAGTTCTCTATTGGTAATCCTAATTTTGCGAAAGCTTCTGCGTGGATCATTCCGATTGCGAAGGACCATGTTGATAAGGCAAATGCTGATAGTGGTAGCGAAGATCAGGCTTAATATAAACTGTGAGTGGGTATAATTGATATGGCACATAAATCATATAAAGAAGAAAAAGAAGCGTTTGATAATCAAGTTTTTTCATATTTGATGAAAAGACTGTTTGAGGATTATGATGAGAGTGATGCATGTCATGAAGATGTTATTGACTCAATTGGTAATGTAATCGGTTCACCTGATGAAAAAAGCCAGTGGTCATATACAATGTTCGACCAATTTGTGAATATGGTTAAACAGAATATCGGAAGCGAAAATATGCGAGAAATGTTTGGTTACTATAATCATATGCGTGATATCGACCCGCTCTTTATCATAAAGAATCCCGCTATTGACTATAAAACATTGAAACCAATCCTTGGTAATATTGCCACTAAGGTTAATGATAAGTCATACCTACCTGAGTATTTGTATCATGAAAGTGAGTATGTCGAAGATGATGAAATGCATAATGACGAACTCCTAAATTTTGCGGATCAAGTATCGAAAGCTCTCACGATAGCAACCTTTTTATTGTATACGTTAAGACGTAATCACAAGCTGATTGGTGAAGATTTTCCTGAAATTATTGAGTCAGTTGAATCGACCTTCAATATGAGAAGTTTTGGTGATTTCAATTATGCCAATGATTTTTGTAAGAAGCATGGATTGATTGATAATATGGGTATCACAGATGAAGGTATTCGATTAGTGGTCGCAATCGCTAAAGATGTGTGTGACTCACCTGTTCTGAATTCGGATGGTAATGGAAGACATAATCACAGACATAGTTGGAACAAACTAGGTAAGGTAAAGAAATAATGAAGGATACTGGGGATTTTCAATATAACGGGATTCCCATCTTCAAAGTAGGCTTTGGGGATTTCCATATGTTTTACGATTCTCTTGAAAATAACAAGAGAATTTTGAGTAAGAACATACTTAACGAATCGTTGCAGGAATATTATCGCAAGTCCCGTGATAATGTATTCGGTATCTGTTATGAGGGGGTCATTATTGACCTCAGAGATTTCCGAAAAGAAAAGTTTTTATAAACTTTCGGTAGTATAACTCATATTTTTGAGGGTAACAATGGAAAATTTTATTCTAGTATCACTGGATGCTGATAAAAAAGTTTTGCGGGAATCTATCGATCTATATGGTCTTGTGTTGAAGGGATTTGAGTTCAAATCCGATATCAGGAGTGTATGCGAATCAATGGATGTAATATCCGAACATGGATATCGTGTAATAGTTGAGTCTGGAACGCCATTCATACATAAACCTTCTGCTCTTACTGAAGCGGGTCTTGCTGATTTGTATAAGAAATTCAAAGAAAAATTTGGTGGAACGAAAGACGAATTCGAGGAATGGTATCGCACCAAGGTGGAAGAAAAGAAAGCTGTTGAGGCAAAATCCGCTGAAACAGCACCCGAACCTCAAATTGCACCAAGTGCCGCTGGATTGATTGAGCCAACCAAAGAGTTAATCAGAAAAAAATTTGCTGGTGATAAAGAATCATATGGTAGGCTAATAAGAGAGTTAATCGCCGATTTCAAACAGAATTTGGCAGATGTGGTGGCGAATACCGCTAGACCCCAGTAACTATCATCCAACTAGGAATATAATCAAAGCCGAATCAAATAATTGATTCGGCTTTTTACGTATAAACTATTTATGTGTTATTTGAATGGTAATTTATTATGAAACGTAGAATCCTTTGTATCGATGGAGGTGGAATAAAAGGAATAATACCCGCTGCTGTGTGTGTTGAAATAGAACGCCAGACGGGTAAAAAGATAAACGAGTTATTCGACCTAATTTCGGGAACATCAACTGGAACAATTTTAGGTGCGGGACTTGCACTCGGTATTCCTGCTCAAGTCATGTTGGATCTGTATATGGTCTATGGTGAAGAGATTTTCACCAAGCGTATTCGGTGGTTCAGACCGTGGCAATACATAACCAAACCAAAGTACTATAGAGAATATATCGAGCGACATCTTATTGATAATTATGGAGCAGATACTTGTATCACTGATATCAATCAGACCAAGTTCATGTGTGCTGCCTATGATGCAATTAAGAAAAAATACGAATTTTTTACTTCATGGCAAGATCGGTACGCTGATCGAAATCTAGTTGACGTTGTGTTGTACTCAATGGCCGCTATCACGTATTTTGGTAAATGTAATGATCCTAAACATAATGCGGTTTATACTGATGGTGCGATGGGTCTGTTTAATAGCACTTCTGTATCAGCGGCAATTGAGACTCCGAAACTTGGTTGGGGTGAAGATGATCGATATATTCTCAATCTAGGATGTGGTCAGGGATTCTATAAAGAAGGTGATTATGAATCGGTATCGAAGTGGAATAACATCGATCAGATTATCAAGATTTATCTTCCGAAAGAAATTCGAGCTGCGAATGAACTAAAACGAGCCGCTCTTAATTCTCCGATTACGCCAAATATCCGCATTGAAGTATTAGACCCTGAAATGGAACGTGGTTTACTCAGTTTGGATAATTATAGGAATGCATCTGCGTTGTTGAAAGTAGGTCAGGAAATCGCCAAAAATGCGGTAAATCTCGAAGTATTAAAATAATTTTTAGGTAGAAAAATGTGCTTAGCAAGGCGTAGTATATAAACTATGTTATAAAGTATATATTGGATATCTAAATGTTAATTGAGAAAAAGACCGAAAAGGATACGTTAGCTACCCGAATATTGACACGAGCAAGAGATTACGGACTTGCTAACCCTAAGGGTCCTGTTTTCGACAGGATGTTCAACAGGGATGAAACTGATCGTCAAGTAGAAATATCCCGCAATATTATTGGTCAGGGTAGTGCTCAGTTATCATATCCCAATGGTTTATCTCCTGATGGTTATAGTTCGTTTGCTCCTACACTCGGAGTCAATCCGTCTAACGTAGATCCAAACCGAGCAGTTGAAGTTACTGCCGAAAACCAAGTTCACCTTTACTGGAAAAAGAATCGTGAACGTGTAATGAAGTATTACCGAATCGCTGGTCGCTCCGAAGTATCAGAAGCACTCAACCAGATTTGCGATGAAGGTATATACAAAGATGATTTAGGTGAAATCTGTTCGCTACGTGTTGACCAAGATGCTGAAATCGGTGAATCTGTTAGACTTCGTCTACATAGAACATTCAGACGTGAAGTTCTGAAACGAATTTTGAACTTCGATAAATCTGGCTGGAAACTTATGCGTAGACTTCTCATAGAAGGACGTTTGTTCCTTGAAGTAGTTTACAGTGAAGCCGAAAATAAAATTGTTGGTGTGAATGTGCTTCCGTCACAGAACATGATTATTGTTGTTCAGGATGGATTGATTGTTGGATACCGTCAGATGCTGGAAGGTGTATATACTTCTGCTACACAGACTGGTGGTAAGAACTACATCGATTTCTCTCCCAATCAGATTCTATATGCAGATCTTGACATGTTTGGTCCGGGTAATATCAATGACCCTCATTCCCCTCTTGAATTCGCTGTGAAGGCATTCAATCAGTTGAATGCAATCGAAGACTCCATTACGATGTATCGTATCCAATGGGGTAGTGAGAAACTCATTTTCAAGATCGATACTGGTCTTATGCCTAAGCCTAAAGCTGAAAAGCACATGAAAGACCAAGCAAAGATTTTCTCTCGTCGTGTTGACTATAATACAGCAACAGGTGAAATCACCAATGCTGGGCGTGTGATTGGTCTGGGTGAACATTTCTTCATTTCAACTAGCAGTCAGAGCCAAGGTTCCGATATTCAGCGTCTAGATAGCGGTGATAACATTGGAAACATCGAAGATCTTAAGTATTTCAAGCGTAACCTTGTAAATGCTATGATGGTTCCTCCGGGTCGTATTACTGCATTGCAGGGCGATGGTGAGAATTTCAGTAACGGTAAGATCGGGGAAGTAACTCAAGCAGAAATCGCCTTTGCTCGTATGGTGCAACGTTACCAGATTCCTTTAGATGAAATTCTTACTCGATTGTTCGTCATGGTATTGAACACAATGCCTGAAATTTCTGATGACATTAAGCTTGAAGAAAATTTCGGTATAATATTCAATAAGGCAAACGCTTTCCAGAACTTCATTGATGCTGAGGTCATGAATACCAACCTCGATACATTCGACAAGATTATGAAGAATGTTAAAACCGAAGAAAATGTAGGTGGTGTACTGTCAGTTGAATACGCTTTACGTAAAGGATTGAAGCTAAGTGATGCTGAAATAGTGCAGATTCGTGAGCAGATCCGAACCGAGAGAAAGCTTGCTGAGGAAGATGAGTAGTAATTTTTCGATAAATTATAAACTTAGGATATATGAAGAGTAATAATAAAAAACGGATCAAAGCTTTAGTTAGCGGTCTCATGGCTAATGATGAAACTCGTGTTAAGAATTTAGTACGAGAGTTGACTGAAAGTATTATTCCTGAAAAGGAAGATGATATCATGGATATTATTACCGAAAGTTTTAAGGGGGAGACAAATGTCTAAGCCAATCGGAAATCTTCTTCAGGAAGAAATTGAATTTAAGACCTCCGTGATGTACGAAGATGCTATTGACCTTGCTGGTAAGAAAGTAAAACGTCTGAAAGTAGAAGGTATTGCAATCGTTTGTGACATTCCGGGGATTAATGGTCGTTCGTATCCATTGAATATATTGAAAGCTGAAGTAGCTAGATTCAATGAGAAATTCGTGAAGACGGGTCGTGCTGCTGCCGAACTTAACCATCCACGTCTGACTCCAGAAGGTGAAGGTAAGGATTATTCTGTATTCGAAATGAATCTCATGAAGACATGTGCTCTGATTGAAGAACTTCGATTCGAAGGAAAGAACCTTTACTGTAAGATGGTTATCGTTGAGGATCATCCAGCGGGTCAGGCTATCGCAGCTCTTATCAAAGCTGGATATGTCCCCGGATATTCTTTGCGTGGTGCTGGTTCTGTAATCGATACTGGTATGGGTTACTATGAAGTGGCTGATGACTATCGACTGATTACTATTGATATTGTTGGTAACCCATCTTTCGATGACAAGGCTTTGATTAAGCCTAAGTATGAAGCCCTCATGTCTACCAGTGCAAAGATTCTCACCGAATCCGTTAACATTGCTAGAAGAGAAATGCTTTATAACCGTGATGTCATGGTTGGGTTCAAGAAATTTGACAAGGTTGCATTCGAAAGCTGCATCACTGACATGAGACGCAGTGGCGACCTTTAAGGAGTAAACGATGGGATTCAAATTAAAAGGTGTGGTTTCTGACGAACAATTGAAGGCTCTGTCGCCCGAAGCGATTTCCTCAATTGAAAAATCGATTAATGAATCAATGGATGCCAAGTTGGAATCCATCGAGTCTGATAATGCACGTAAGTTCGAAGAATTGGTTCAGAACCTCACAGATAAGTTCGATAAGCAAGTTAGTAACGTGGTTGTTGAAAGTGCTCGTGCGAATACAGGGAATCTGGTCAATCAGAAACTGTATAACATTGTGAAGGATATTGCAAATCTTCTTGAAGGTGCAGGTATCACTACAACTGAAAAGACTAAGGAGCTTAGAGAAAAGCTCAAGAAAGCGGATGAAAAGCTCGAACAGTCTTACGAAGATCGTGAAGCGATCAAGGATCAATTGGATGATGAGATGAAGAAAAATCTTATCTACACTAAACTTCATGGGATGAAGCCTGAAGTGGTTGATCTTGCTATCGAAACTTTCAAAGATAAAGACATCCGTGAAATTGATGACGAAGCGATTCAAGCATTCCTTAGTGGTGATTTCACTGATTTGGTTGCTGATTCGGTTGAAGGCGATAATTACACAGGTGATCTCAATCTGGATCAGGTTCGTGATGCACTGGCTGAAATCGATGAAGGTAGACGTGTCCCAAAGGGAAGTGAAGTATTCGAGAGTCTTGGTCGTGGACTGAAGTCACAACGTGCGGCTTCTTCGCCTAACGTAACTCAGGCTGATCTTGATAATTCGGTTGCACTAACTGAATCTTATGGTGCTGGTGTCGATAGTGAAGCTATTGAAACAATGAATAAGATTGCTGAGTTCCGTGATTTCGGATATAATTTCCAGTAAGGATTGATAATTCATAGAATTATCGAAAATTACAAATAATCGCCAATTAATAACCAAAATTCTATATTACATACACATATGGGCACCAAAAGTGCCCTTTTTTCATTTTCAATGCAGATTACCGGATATTCATAAAAATAGCGGAAATTCGGCTATAAACACTATATGAAGACTAATGATAGCACTTGCTATTACGAGGTATATCGAAAATGAAAAAGGTACAAAGAAAAAGCTTGATCCAGAAGTGGGCACCTGTGCTCGAATCTGACATCGGTGCTCCAATCAAGAGCCAGACACAGGCATCTGTTATGGCAACTGTTTTGGAAAACCAAGTTAGATTGAACAAGGGCTTCCTTCCTGAATCTGCAAACGTTACTGGTGACGTAGAAGTTTACCAACAGTATGCACTTCCTTTGATTCGCCGTCAGTTCCCTGAACTGCTTGCGATGAACACTGTTGCTGTTATCCCTACCACCACTCCACAGGGTATCTACTTTGCTCTCCGTTATCTTTATGACGGCACTACAAAGGCTGGTACTTTCCGTAATGGACAGAAGAAAGAAATTGGTTTCGACCTTGACACCGACCACACTGGTGCTCAACCCGGAACTGGTGCACCTTGGTCTACCGCCGAAGGTGAATTCCTTTCTAACTACATGGAAAATGGAACTACTCTGAATACTTTCGAAACTGACGGCACAACCGTTGGTGGAAACCGTATCAAGAGAGCTTCTATCAAAGTTATTAAAGGTTCTGTGATTGTTGGTACTCGTGCCATCAAGTCTCACTACACTCTTGAACTTCAGCAAGACCTTGCTGCCGCTCATGGTCAGGACATCGAAGCTCTTCTTCTTGAAGCTCTTCAGTTCGAAATCCAACAGGAAATTGACCGTGAAATCTTGGCTGCAATGAAGTTTGCTGCTACCGCTGTTGGTCTCGGTGGTGAAACCGCTATCCCAGTTAATTTGGCTTCTACCCTCGCTCCAGTTGATGGTCGTTGGGCTGCTGAACGTATCGCTGGTGGTATCGTTAACACTATCTTGGCTGTAGCTCAGAAGATCGCTGTTACTTCTCGTATGGGTTCTGCAAACTTCGCAATTTGCTCCCCTGACGTTGTTGCTGCAATCTCTACTCTGAACAACGGTATTTACATCCCTACTTACATGCAATCTGACATGAACACTCAGCCCGGAGGCGGTGTTGCAGAAGCTGGTGTATTGCTCGGTGGTGGTATCAAGGTATATCGTGACATCTATGCTGAAGAATCTTATGCCCTCGTTGGTTATAAGGGTCCTCGTCAGGGTGAATCTGGTATCATCTTCATGCCTTACATCCCTTACATCTTCACTAAGACTGCTGGACAGGAAGATGGATCTCCACGTTTGATCGTTAAGAGCCGTTACGCTATCGTAGCTAACTTGCTTGGTGCAGGTCAGTTCTACCGCAAGGTTGAATTCGCTAACATCAACAGTGCTATCCTTGGCATCAACAGTGCTGCTGAGGTTTATCCTTGGGAAGTTAGCGGTGCTACTTATGACCCTAACCTGCCTCAGGACCTTGGTGGTATCCATAACTCCGCAACTGACGCATGTCTCACTCCTCAGGGTGATACAGGAGACATCAACGTATAAGTTGATTCTCACTAGTTGCAAGTTAGTTTTAGTCTTCATTTCTCTGAACCTTGGGCTTAGCCCAAGGTTCTTTTTTTATATGTATGAATTCAAAAACATATTTTATGTATAAACTCTGGTAAATTAGGAGTACCATAAAATGGCCAAAAAGAAAATTACTTTCGACCCAAACGCTTCTTATATGGAAGAAGCCGCACAACCTGTATATGACGCTGACCTTTCTCAAGTTGAATACGATCCTATGATCGATGGTGGTGATATGCCATATATACCACAAGGTAGGGGAGGACATAATCCATACGCTAATCCATACGCTAATCCAAAACAGCAACAGTATCGACCAATCAATCAGGGATTTGTTGATGTGGATAATATCCAGAATTTCTCAAATCAGCAACGGAACCCACAACAACAGTTTCAACAGCAGATGTATGAAGCATCTCAGGAACCCGGAATTGATTACCGAACTGCTGGTAAAAATGTAGAACTTATGTCAGGTGCCCTTGATGCATTTAACTCGGTTGATAGAAGTACATCCGCTGGTAGCGATAATGAAGTGTATGCAATCGGTGTTGCAATTAAATCGATTCAGGATGCAATCAAAGTTCTCCGAGATGTTGAGTACTGGATTCCCACCACTCATGAGAGACTTGCTCCTCAGTTGAAAAAGGTTGGAACTCCCATTGTGAAAGCCCTTGCTGCATATGCTGAGAAGATTGAACAGTTGAAATAGTGCTTTGTATAAACTATAGAAAAGTACTATTGGTAACATTATGTCGATCTTTTCAAACAATAATTTCTTAATCAGACATGAACACCGAGATTTCTGGTCTGATGTTCAACGTAACGTTGAACGTATCGGTGACGTAGGTAAACAAAGTGATGATTTCAAGGAACGTGCATACAAGCAATTCCAGAATCATGACTATCATAAATTGGCTGAGATTCAGGATGAGTTCATCCCTGAAGATCCACTATATGGTACTCCGGGTCGTCCGAACAATCGAAATTACAATCGCATGGAATATGATGAAGTCGAACGCCATGATGGAAAGGATAATGACAGTGTTAAGAAGGAAGTAAATGATAAGGTAGAAATGAATGTAAATGATATCATTAACGCATTTCAGAAACAAGGTTGGACCCTGAATTCTACAGCATCTGCAATTGGTTCTGATCCTATCACGAAATCTGATTACGATGGCCAAATGACAACTGATAAATAATAATATCCAATAGCAAATACGAAAAGCGACTCATTCGAGTCGCTTTTTGTCTCCCCTCAATGTACTTGTTTAACAGCGATTCACACGACCGAGATCGTACATGATCTCATCTTTGTATCTTTGATTAAACTTGGCTGACTCAACCGTTACTTTGTTTTTTTGCAACAGACTGGATATTGCCGTCGAATTCAAGTTCTCTGATCTAGATACCTGCTGTTCTACTAATTTGGCGAGGGTCATTATACTTCCTGTGAAAAAGTGTTTACATATAGTTTATAAAATCTATTTCAGATATGTGATAATATCCGCAGCTAGTAACATATACATGTATTTGTTCAGTAATTCGTCCGTCAAAAAATCATTTCTAGTAACAGTTGATAATACAACTGCTGCTTCTTTGAATGATCCTGTTTGAACTAACGGGATTACATTTGATAGTGAGGATGCAATCGACAATCCACTCTGGCTCCCAATATCACTTGTAATGCATTGTTCACGAAATAATGATATGAATTCTTTACCAATTTTAATATTGTATGCAACTTCATCGGCTGAAGTCAATACCATTCCGATTCGTGTGCCATTCTCTTCAAGTTCTTTTTTGAATTGATCTGAATACACAGTCTGTCCGAAACAATCGGTCACTACGTGGTTGCTATAATTATCATATATAGCTTGTGCATTTTCACTCCAGAATGTTTTATTGTTATAAATACATTCATCATCAACGAAGCATATTCTACTTAAATAACTCATATCAGTTACCTTCCCTGTAAATACATAGTTTTCATAGCTAGTTACTCCGATACTAGTTAAGTG